ATAAATTTTATCAAAGTAATTCTTATAAAGACCGTATAATTGTTCCAATTTATCTCAATAGTAAATGCATTGGACAGGTAGCAAGGACCATACTTCCAAATACTCAGCCTAAATATTATGCTGAAGTACAACCTGGTACAGTGTTTAATTTAGATAATCAACACTGGTCTAGAAAGTTTGTTATTGTAGTGGAAGGTGTATTTGATGCAATAATGATAGACGGTGTAGCTATTTTAGGAAGCGAAATTAATCATAATCAAAAAATACAACTTGAGTTACTCAACAGAAAAGTTATCATAGTGCCTGATCGTGATCGAGCCGGAAGCAAGTTAATAGATCAAGCATGTGATTGGGGATGGTCAGTATCTATGCCTCCATGGCATGAAGGTATCAAAGACATTAATAATGCTGTGTCTAGATACGGGAAGATATTGACCATCCAAGCAATATTAAAATACACTTATGATTCTAAAACAAAAATAAAATTAAACGAAAAATTATGGCTAAATTAAAAACTCCTTTACGATATCCTGGCGGCAAATCTCGTGCAATGAAGTTTTTAGGAGAACATTTCCCGCAAGACATCCAAGCATATGTTGAACCTTTTGTGGGTGGGGGTTCTGTTGCTATATGGTCTACTCAACAATATCCTAATGCTACTATACATGTAAACGATGCTTATTATCCTTTATATTGTTTTTGGGAACAACTACAATCATCAGGAAAGGAAATGGCCGATCGACTGGAAGACCTAAAGCGGAGTACAGAACATTCTCCAGAAGATCAAAAAAGTCTTTTTGTGCAATCACAGAAAGTTATGCATGATGATTTATCGGATCCTTTTTCTGTAGCGTGTGCATTTTATGTTGCCAATAAATGTTCATTTTCTGGTTTGGTTTCATCTTCGTTTTCACAACAAGCATATCATGGAAATTTTACAATTAACTCAATTCGCAAATTGCCCGATTACTCAGATTTAATTCAAAGTTGGAGCATAACCAACTTAGATTATTCATTCTTCTTAGTAGATACACAAGATTGTGATTTTATTTTTTTAGATCCACCGTATGATATAAAATCTTTTTTATACGGAAATGCCGGAGACAAACATAAAGGGTTTGATCACGACGAGTTTAAAAATCAAGTTGACAAGTTAAAAACAAGATTTATGATAACATACAATGCAAATCCTAAACTAATAGATCTTTACAAAACTTATTACTGCTTGCAGTGGGATTTGAAATATACCATGCGTTCGACAGGCACATACAGACAAGACCAAAAAGACAGAAAGGAACTGTTGATTACCAACTATGAAAGGTAGTATAATATAATTGTGGAATATACAAAAGACTTACAAAAACTATTTTTAGAAATGTTTCTTGCAGATGCAGAATCATTTGTAAGAGCACAGAACATTTTTCGTTATTCTCATTATGATGCATCTCTAAGAGAACCTGCAAAGTTTATCTATGAATATGCCAACGAGTATAAAACTTTGCCGGAAGTTGATATAGTAAATGCCAAAACAGGAGCACAGTTACAATCAGCCGTAGATATCGATCCTAAACATTTTGATTGGTTTCTCGATGAGTATGAAAGATTTGCTCGTCACAAAGAATTAGAATCAGCCATTCTCGCTTCAGCTGATATGTTAGAAAAAGGTGATTATGGATCTGTAGAAGAAAAAATAAAAAAAGCAGTTCAGATCGGACTTACTAAGGACATGGGTCTAGACTATTTCGAAGATCCAAAAGGTAGATTACAAGCACTCAAAGATAATAACGGCATGGTTCCAACTGGATGGAAACAGTTTGATAAAAAACTATTTGGTGGATTCAACAGAGGAGAACTAAACATCTTTGCAGGAGGATCTGGCGCAGGTAAATCTTTGTTTTTGCAAAACTTAGCATGTAACTATTCCGAACAAGGGTTGAATGTAGTTTATATTACACTTGAGTTAAGTGAAAAACTAACAGCAATGCGAATCGATGCTATGATGACTGAAACACCAACTCGAGAAATTTACAAAGATTTAGATACTATAGATTTAAAAGTAAAAATGAAATCTAAAACATCTGGTAAAATTAGAATCAAATATATTCCAGCTGGAGCTTCTGCTCTAGACGTAAGAGCATACATTAAAGAGTTTGAAATTCAGCACAATTTAAAATGCGATGTCATATTGATCGATTATTTAGATTTATTAATGCCAATGAACAAGAGAGTATCTCCCAGCGATCTTTTCGTTAAAGACAAATATGTTTCTGAAGAATTAAGAAATGTTGCTGTGGATATGAATGCATTATTGATTACAGCATCGCAGTTAAACAGAGCATCTGTAGAAGAAATTGAATTTGATCATTCGCACATATCGGGAGGGTTGAGTAAGATTCAAACAGCAGACAATGTGATTGGTATCTTTACATCTCGTGCAATGAGAGAACGTGGCAAGTATCAAATACAGTTCATGAAGACCAGATCATCGTCTGGTGTTGGACACAAAGTAGATTTGGAGTTCAATGTGGACACTCTGAGAATACTCGATCTAGCCGAGGATGAAGAATATCAATCATTCAAAAAACAAGCACCAAGTATATACAATAATTTAAAAAGAACATCCACTGTTACAGCAGAAGCCAAAGAAGAACATCAATCAAATGAATTGCCTAAAGATGATATTGGTAAGGTTAGAGCAGATGTTCAATCATCTAAAATAAAAGATTTAATTAAAAATTTAGGCAAAAGTTAAAAAGAATAGTTGAAAAATTCTAATTCATCTTTAAAAATATTTTCAACAATTGTTTTACTTTTGTTATCATAATAATCTTTATAATTTTTATTTGCAACACTTACATTATCTTTAGGTAAATTACTAAAAACTTTTAACTTATTTTTTAAAAATAAATTGTTTAAATCATCAATTAAATTTTCAAATCTAATTACAGTGACATTTATATTAGACAAAGGAAAAAATTTAATTTGTTTTTGATCTCCCCAAGCAAATTTTCTTCTAACTCCATTGTTAGTTTTAAAAAACCTTGTATTACGATGATGTTGAACCCAGTGATTAAATCCTTTTAAACACTCTTGGTATGACCAATTAATTAGTGAATGATTTTTTCTTTTTTTAAAAAAAGTTTTTTTATCATGCTCAAATAAACTTACCAAACGATCAAAAGGATTTCTAATTACAACAAACACATTGTCTTTCCAAAGTATCGGTATTTTTTTATATGCATCATGTTGTTTGGAAGAAATTTGGTATTTGTAATTTTTCATTATGTGTCTACTAATAGAGGTGCCTGCATTTTTTGGTATGTGTATAAAGGTGATTTTATTTTCAATTCTAATTGCCATTAAAAATATTTAATTGTAAAATTTATCAATAGGCACAGATTCGCATTCAATTGCTTCGATGTAATCTGAGTTGTTTAAATGTTTGATCCTTCCAATACCACGCACCACATCATTCTCAGTATAAGAAAAGGGTCGATTTACAGTGATATCTACGTAATAGCCATTGTTTATTCCTAGGGTAATAAATGTTACATATTTTCCTTTCTCGGCTTTGTAGACCCTTCCATTTGCAATTAACCCAGCGAATTCTACTCTATCCAGGTATAATTGTCTAGTATAGAAACCAGGCAAAAATTTTTGATCAGACCACCACCCATATTTTTTATATTGCCAAACCGGATCATCAAATCTATCAGATTTGGAAACAGTCACCGGGGTCATGCCTACCCGTTTGGCTTCGGTTTTGTATACCCATTGTTTGTACGATCCGTGACAATGTTTCAATGCAGATTTCCAAAATGCTTTTGGATTATGTGCTTTTTGATAAGCAAGTGCCCAAATTAATCTGCCTAAATTTACAGCATGAGCTCTGCATAAGCCAAATCCACTTAAAGATTGTAATGATTTAAAAACTTCATCTTTACGAGGATGATCTCCTAGCCGAGTCATAAACTCCATTACTCTTTCTTCATTTTTTTTAGCAAATGCTCTACGGTACATATCTGCTTCATAATAATCACAACCTATCAATTTCGATATTTGAATTATAGCATCATCTTCACATACCACAACATCTGAAACTCTATCGGCATTCCAGTCATTAAAAAAAGATGCTTTACGTCTTCCTTGCAAAGCCACTGGTCTTATCAATGCTGTAGCAAAAACACAATCAAGCATCGACTGTGGACGGATTGCTCGAAACAATCTCCGCATTGCGGGTGACTCTCCCTGGGTAACTCCCAACACGTCTCCCCGACTCAACAAACACGAAGTAGCCTCGTCGGTCTCGGGATATTCGTATAATTTTGTTTGATGATCTATTTCTAATAGTTGGCTCAGTCCGCGATTTGCTAAGATGTCCACTTTGAGATGTTCGAGATCTTCCACTTCGTTCTTGTCTAGTAATATTTGATTGTGTTGAGAAATTAAAGATTTTGGTAATTGCCTTGTAAACATTAAGATGCCTCCACAGTGTTTTGATATACATTTCTTTTTGCCTTTCAGTTTGCGTTCTATTCTTTTTG